CAAGAAATTGTTAATGTAATTTTGGTGATTGCCCCGCTATTAGCAACCAAGCAATGAAATTTATATTGTTATTCTTGCTCCTGTGGTGTAGCTATGTAATAGCTGAGGACTTAATTCCTGTTCCACCAAGAGGAGAAATAATAACAATATACACAGCGACGTGGTGCTCTGTTTGTCAAAGATTGCACGAAGCAGTAAAGAATTACCATAAACACCCAATTAAATATATAGATATCGGAAATACTCGAATGACTATTCCTAGAACCGTGTATAAAGGCAAGGAATATATTGGCTTCGATACATTTGAGAATTGGAATAAGTTCATAGAGGATATAGATAGTGGAAATTAAAGACATATTATATGTACTAGGTATGGTATTTACTGCATGCTTCTCAGTAGGGGGCTCCGCCGTATTATTGGCGGAGTGGAAGGGATCAATTACAACTTCCGTAGATAACTTAACTAAGCAATCGTCCAAACTAGAAGCCGCTCTGGAGAAACTTGCTGACAAGTTCGAGATATTTATACAAGCTCCCAAGCAGCATGTCTGCATCAAGGAAGGCTTATTAGGGGAGATTGGTGTCGGTTTAAGTATGCATAAGGAACGATTCGTGCGTCTAGAAAATAGAATTCACGATTTAGAGTCCAAATGACGTTTTATCATACATCTATATTGTTGATTTGGTTCGTTGTAATTCTAGCACTGGGTTGGGATGTAGCTATGATGGTGTTGGGAGTGACTGACGCTAGTTTTTCCAATGCTGCGAAAGATATGAATGTAAGAAGTAACGGGCTGTTCGCCCTTTTTACGCTCGCTGTTTGGCTCCATATTTTTGTATTCTGGAATGTTTGGAAATAAATGACGTTAAATAGATCGCAATTATACGCAGGGTTACTGAACAACACAGCATGGAAAATACTTCCGAGCAATATTCGTGACATTGTTAATAATGCAGTGTTACCAGAAGACTTAATTGCTGGCACAAACGTAACTCTTGATAAATCTAGCCTGCCTACCATCATTATTAACGCAACGGGCGGCGGTGGAGGGCTAACTAATCCTCTCTCATCTGATTTATCTGCCGGTGGACATAATATAACCGATATTGGATTAATTCCGCTATCTCTTACCAGTTTCAACGAACCTGTATTTGGCGATTTGGTTGCTCAAATAACCACCGGATCGTCCGCTGATAATGCTTTGGAATTATATTCAGGCAGTTTCTTTTTATCTTGCCCCGCTACATCAAATGGAGTTTATCTTAATTTTGTTGATAATCGAGATAATACAACTTGGGGTGCGATGTATTATTCAGAGGCGGGACAATACTTCTCTCTGAATAGTTTTAATAGCGGCGGCAGTTTAGGTGATATTAGATTTGGTAATGATGGGGGAGTAAATTTAGGTTTCAATATGCCGTATGTAGGAGGCTATGCCTACAACACATATGGTTTAGGTGATAATGGCTATGCGTTGGTAATTGACACCACTTCCAATATATGGACAGGCAGCACAGGAACCTCATATGGGGCTATTTTTATGCCCGTCCATTATGACGATGCTGTGAACACCGATCTAGGCGGCTCTACTATTTGGGCATCACCCGGATTTGGTAGTGTTATTAAAATTAGTTATGATGGTTCGTATTGGCATTTTGGTGACGAGTATGTCCAAATCATGATGGATGGAGCGTTCTATTTTGATTATATTTCTTTAAGAGGCGTGTCCACCGGCACCATAACTGTAACCAGCGGTTACGCCGTTCAGCCTTATGATGACATAATTTTAGTAACACAAGCCTCCGGCAGTCCTATAAACATTTATTTGCCCAATCCTACATCCATACCGTGCGGCAAGACATATACGATAAAAAACATATATTCAACAATGCTTTTTGCCACTACAATTTTCGGTGGCGGGGGCAGTATTGATAATGCCTCATCTGTGGTTTTGGGTAGCGTTAATCAGTTTGATTTTTTAACAGTAGTGGGCGATGGAAGTAATTACTGGATCGTGGCATCCAGCGGTGATTTAGGTATAATATAACAAGACTAATAGGCTAAAGCCTAACAGGAGAAAAGAAAATGAAACAAGAACTTATTGATGCGATTAAAAAAGAACAAGAAGAAACCATTGCTATTTGTAGTAAAGAGATTGCGGCTGTGTTGGAAAAACATAAGTGTGTTTTCGACGTTTCCATGTTGATTACTACAAAAGGTGCAATGCCTATGTTGAAGATTGTTCCAAAAGTGGAGTAAATATGACAAAAAATAGAAGCCAATTACTAGTCGAGTTTGCGGACAACAACACCGGAAATATATCTGCCGGTGATATGCGTGATTTTGTAAATTCGGCAGTATTGCCCCAGGATTTGTTTGATACTAATGGCAGTTTGATTCTTGGATACGGCATACGAGATACTTCGCACGATTCATTAAGCGTGGACACAAATAACCGCCTATTGATTGATAGCAGTGGCAACTTGCCGTTAATAGATTGGACGAATACGCCCAACACCATCGCCAGTATTTCATTTTACGAACAATCACCGATATTCAATGAGCAGATATTAGACAACAGTAATAACAACTGGGTGTCCATTGATACAAACGCCCGCCAGTTGATTGATAGCAGTGGCAACTTGCCGTTAATAGATTGGACGAATACGCCCAACACCAGCGCCAGTATTTCATTTTACGAACAATCACCGATATTCAATGAGCAGATATTAGACAACAGTAATAACAACTGGGTGTCCATTGATACAAACGCCCGCCTATTGCACGCCTACTCGGGCGAACCCGAAGAAACACAGCCACTTGGTTGGAGCGGCACAATAGGATACGGCCAGCCAGCACTAGCATGGAACGAAAGTACACACACATGGAACGTGGCCGCTATGCCGCACGGCACAACAGGCAGCCCACCCAGCGGACTAACCACAGGTGATTTGTGGGTGTCCACAGATACAGGCATTTTAATGGTATCAACATAAAACGATAGGAGAAAATGAATAGTCCATTTACAACACCAACACCACCAGCACCCGACGCACTAGCAGCACTGCAAGTGCAACAACTCGGCAATCAACTTTATGGTGTATAATCGCCCTAAATAATATATAAACAATCTACAAGAGGTAAGGTAAAATTATGAGTAATTTGTTTCCAGTTCCGCAACCAACAGCAGACGTAGTGGCGGCAACAAGAATCGTTAGTTCTGCAAATCAGTTGAACAAGGCTATGACGGCTAATTATGTTAGTTCATATAACGCTGTGTGGCATAATCCGACTGCGACTCCCGAACAGGTTGTGGCTGCATTAGGCACAAACGCCGCAAAGGTGTTTCAGCTTTCGGTAGCCCTATGTACATTGTTAGTGCAAGCCGGGGCAACTGATATTCCGACTAGTGTTCCGACTGGTTGGACTTATGTTGTTAATGCTGATGGGACAGTTGTTTTGACGGCTCCTGCAACAACCTAATTATGTTTGAATTCCAAACCAATAACGTTATATTCGGTAGCCGGTTCGTAATGGCGGCTAAAGACGGCTCGATTTCAATGTGTGATGGTACGATACCAGCATGTGGAATAAGCCCTAGCACCGACGCATGTAATTATCAGGCACCGGTAGCCCCTCCTAATAGTTTTCTTAATTGTTACATAAACAGGGACGAGGCTACTATACAGATATCGGAAGATGTCCCTTATGGTTATTATATCATATCTGATGATAATGGTTATGGTATTCCGTCTTGCCATCTAAATGCACCGGCAAGGGCGTTAGAAAGCGGTAACGCTGGCGATATTATTAGGTGTCTGATAGTATTGGGTGACGGTAATTTTAATTCATATGATCCTTCATTCGACTGTAGTTTTTCGTGAAACGTCCATTTGCAGATTTTACTAAGTTTGTTAAGAAAGAGCTTGATACTAGAACGTTTCATGTCCATTGCATCAATATGCAAGACGACGGGCAAATATACAGGAAAAACGACGAGTGGTATATTGAGATTTCAAGAGGTATATCAGAGCAAGCCAAGATCGACGCCCTAGTACATGAGTTAGGGCATTTATTATCATTATCAATGCATCACGGCAAGATGTGGGGGCAAGGATATGTAAGGGCGTTTAGATTATATTTGAAGTGGCTACGAAAAAAAAAAGATGGATAAGAGGACACTGCAAAAGATTGATTTATTGTTATCGACAGGAAACGAACAAGATTTATTCCTAGCCCAACAACTTGCTAATTCCCCCTACCTGCAATTCGAGCCCCGAGAAGACGATCCCGATAATGGGGATGAAATGTCTTCATTCTTCTACGACGATTGGAATGGGGCTAAGTGTATTATCGCCGGGAATGCCTGTCATGCCAAAGGCACTTTGGTTCTAATGTACGATGGCACTATAAAAAAGGTAGAGGACATCTCTCTCGGCGACACCGTAATGGGCAATGACGGCACTCCCAGAACAGTATTACAATTACATAGTGGTATAGATAAATTATTCAAGATAACGCCCAAGGGTAACAAAGGTAATAAGGTATCTCCGTATAACGATGAAGTAATTGTTAATGGCAATCATACATTACATTTAAAAAGAACCAGCGATATTGTGGATCATAAGAGTCGATGTAAGAATGCTAGATTTAACAACCACTTCTCTCATAACGGCGACGGGAGTTTTGATATCTCTGTAAATGACTTTATCAACCAATCTGATAAATTCAAGAATAGTATGGTGCAAACTTATTGTGAGGGGGTAGAGTTTTGCAAAAAAGACTTAAAGATTGATCCTTACTTTCTTGGTGTCTGGCTAGGAGATGGATCGAAGCACAGAATAGCTATTACAACGGTTGATGAAGAAATTATTGATTATTGCAAGTCGATAGCTATTCAATATGATCTAAATTTTAATAAAGATGAGATTACCTATCACTTAACGAAGGGTAATGTTGGACATAAGGGAGAGAATGTCAATCATCTGCTGCGGGAGTTTAAAAAATGTAATTTAATCAATAATAAGCACATACCATTTGATTATTTAACTAGCTCTAAGGAAGATAGATATAAGTTGCTAGCAGGACTGATTGACACAGATGGGACATTGGATAGTAAATCATTTAATTTTACAAACAAGAATAAACAATTATCACTGGACGTTGTCTACCTCTGCCGTAGTCTTGGGCTGAAAGCCACGATCCAACCTATTAATAAATACTGTTTTTATAAAGGCATTAAGAAAGAAGGTTTGTATTACAGTATTTACATAAGTGGCGAAATACATAAGGTACCAACTAAAACCAAGAGAAAACAGGCTCCGATCCATAAGCCCCATAATAGGTTCAGATTTAATATAGAAGAATTTGGTGAGGGAGAGTATTATGGATTTACCCTCGACGGTAACCATTTATTCTGTTTGGGTAATTTCTGGGAGCAATCAAATTCAGGGAAGACTTACTGCTCCGCTATGTTGTTGTGTAGGGAACTGGAAGCGAGAGAACCCCCACTCCCGAATACGCCTGTCTGGATTATCAGCCAGACATTAGAAATGTGCGGCTCCATCTACTCACAGGCTATCTCCCAATTTATACCAGCCGATAGGATCGAGAATATACGTTGGCGGAAGATGGGTTTATATCCTGAGACTGTTATTCTTAAGAAGAACAAAAAAGGCAATAACTATATTATACAATTCTTCTCATACGAAATGGGGAGGCAAGCATTACAAAGCTCAAACGTCTATATGGCATGGTTGGACGAGCAAGCCCCACAAGCCGTCATTGAGGAGGTTATGACGAGGCTCCGAACTTGGTGGCATCCTAACTGTTTTATTTACTCCCTTACTCCATTATCCCCTGATCCGCACTTGCAAGAATTGTACGAGCGTCGAGAAGATGACGATGTTAAGAATCTATGGAGATTCTATAGACTTAATACGATGAAGAATGAATTCGTAGATAAGACATGGAAATCAGCTTTCTTGGAAAGTTTAAGTCCGGAGCAACGACAGACTAGGCAGTTCGGACAGTTCTCTAATTATTCAGGTGCTATATATAAAGAGTTCGGAGATCACCATGTAATAAATCCATTTGATATAACTGGAGCCAGCAAATGGCTGCTCGGCGTAGACTTTGGGTTTCGATTCAATGCTGCCAGTTGGATCGCAGAATTAAATGGCAAGTATTATGTATTTGACGAATTGTTAATGCAAGAAACTATGACAGAGGATTTCTGCGAAGCGATATTAAAGAAGGGATTCGACTATCGTTACAGGGCATATTGCGACTGGGCTGATCCAATGGCTATTAGGAGGATGGATATAGGCGGTATATATGCTCAGAATGCCCTTAAAAATGTATATGACGGTATAGAAACATTGAGAAGTTTATTCTATCAAGATAGGCTATTCATATTCAAAACATGTAAAAGAACAATAATGCAAATGAGAAATTATTGTTGGGAAGAAATTAAGGAAGGTAAAGAAGTCAAGCAACAGCCGAAAAAGGTTAATGATCACTTGTGCCTCCCCGCAGGAGAATTGATTGACACTCCAAATGGTAGGGTTCCGATAGAATACGTTAAATCAGGTGATTATGTGTATTCTCATTTAGGTATAGCTAAGGTGGAAGCGGCAGCAGTAACAGGAATTAAACAGGTATTCAAAGTTGTATTCGATGATGGACGATATATATTATGCACCGGCGAGCATCCATTACGAGTTTGTGATGGCGGTTGGGTAGAGGCTGAGAACTCGAAAGATTGTATGATAGAAGAACTAAACGGAAACGGTATTCGAGTCAGAGATATTGTACCTCTTGAAGAAGAAGTTGTATATGCCCTTAAAACTTCTGATGGGACATTCTTTTGCAATGGTATATTACTGAAAAATTGTGATTCACTGAGGTATTGTGTATATTCATCAATTAAGCAGGAACTCAAAGGATGGAGTCAACCCGATAGCGGTAGTATTAAATTAACAGGAGCAACAGAGATGCCTAAACATCTACGTGCGGCTTTACCCAAAGTAGTTCCGGGAATGAGAGGAATATATAAATAATTCCCCACATATTACCATAACTTTTCCACAAACGCCCCTACTTGTATATTAGAGATTAAAATATGAGAAAACCTAGCGAAAAAAAATCTGAGATTGCCAAGAACAAGCCGAGAACTCCCAACGGTAGGTTTGTTAAGAAGAATCAGATGTATGTAGGTAGCTCTGACAATAGCAGTCTGTTCAAAACCCACATAGAAGGGAACCCTTGGCTGTCTTCCCCCGCCGACGAGTTCCAACGATCTGTTCCGCCTGGTATCACGCCGATGGCTCCTGGCGTTTACCACGCCAATATTTTTCGTATGATTTCTCAGAGTCCATCGCAAATTTACAGAAACCTTGATGAGGCGTTAAGAGCTTGTAAGCAGTCCGCAAAAGTTATGATGAATGATGGGGCTATTACTGCTCCTTTGTTTCAGCGTATTTTACATTTGGTTTCTTGCAACGACGGCTTAGTTCCCGAAGACGAAAATGACATCGAACAGGTGGAGATGTGCGAGAAACTGTGGGATATAGTGCAAAAAACTCCTGATTGGAACGAATTTAAACGAACTCTTGCAATGGCCCTCTGGTACGGGAAATGTGCCAACGTATCAAACTTCCGTTGGGAATATGATAACGGCGAGCGGCAAATGGTAGTCCATGATTGGACTAATATCATCGGTGACAAACTTATATTTAGAACAAACGGACGTATGGGATTTATTTGCCATGTGCCAAGCGGGTTCAGGGATTGCGTGGTTACTGATATTGGGCGAGCAGAACTATTCAATACCGATGATTACGAATGTATTACTCATCATAAGTATTTCATAGTAGATGAGCCATACGACGAGGGCATGTTAGCCATCGGAAATGAAGGTTATGGGTATCGCAATTATCTGTATTGGATTTGGTGGCTCAAACAAATGGTGCTGGAATGGGCGATGCTCGGGCTTCAGTTGTACGGGAATGGTGGGCTCCGCATCGGCTACTTCGAAGAATCAAATCCGGAATCCGCCGAAGCCGTCGCCAAAGCATTAGCCGAAGCTAATGGGCAGAACATAATACTTTTCCCCCGCCCGATCGGTACTGGAACGGGCTCTGAACGTCAGGGTGCTGGACTGGAAATTATTAGTCCTAGTGGGTTGGGCTTGGAGTGGTTCCAAAACTTCCTTGATGGTTATTTTGGTGCTCAGATTAATCAATTAATACTTGGGACTGATTGGAGCACGCAGCGTAGGGACTTCCACTCTTATCTCAAATATGATGCCCGTAAATTAGAAGACACTATTACAAGAGACTTCGTGAGTGTGTTACAGAAATATAACTTCCCTGGATACCCGCACAAAATTAAATACCAGATTCAAGTCCCACATTATAATCCTGAGCAAATTATGACAGCGGCACAAAGGCTCTATGAAATGGGCGGAGAAGTTGGATTGAGCGAAGTGGCTTCGTTGGTTGGATTAACCTTGCCAGGGACTAAGAAAAAGAAGTTAGTAAAGATGGAGTTGGCGAACCAATCTATAAAGAGCCCAAGAATTAATTTACAAGGTTTTGAAGGAGCTATGTCAGGTGGAACAGGACAAGAAGAAACGATCCATCAGGAGGCAGCAGGAGAAGCGAATGAAGGAATACAGGAAACTCCTGCGGAAGGTACGCAGGGCCCGCAAGCAACGACAATGTAATTGTAAGAGGAAATAAGAATGCCGAAATCAAAGTGTGAACGCTTGTATAAGAAATTATTAGGGAAAGGCTATTCTGAGGCTAGTGCTGCGAAAATAAGCCAAAAGGCTACGGGACTAGCATTAAAAACCGGTGAGCCACCCAAGAACCCTGAAAAAGAATGTGAAAAGAACGTAGCGTGCCAGAAATGTCTTAAAACGCCCTGTGAATGTGTCGATAAGTAGTATATGGCATGCGGTATTTATAGAATTTTATGTTTGGGTAATCAAGAGTTTTATTATGGCTCTGCTGTTAATTTTGCTAGGAGACAACAAGAACATCTCTATAGGTTAAGGAAACAAAATCATAAAAACCATCATTTACAAAACGCATATAATAAATATGGCAAAGATTGTTTTGTATTCGAGTTCATCGAAGAGGTGGAACCTGAAAAATTATTTGAGCGAGAGCAATTTTACTTAGATAAGATGTTCGATAGGAGTGGTAATCGTCTTGGGTTCAATATCGCTATGAAAGCCGAAGGAACAATGTCAGGTAGGAAAATATCCGAAAAACAAAAAAGGCAAATAAGCGAAGCCCAAAAAGGAAACAAGAATTGTGTGGGTAGAGTTATATCTAATAAAACAAAATTGAATATAAGTTTATCAAAAGGCAGAGGGTATACTATTTCATTAAATAGAAAAAAGAAATATCGAGTTCATTGTTTAGGAATATGGGAGTCTTTCTATACTGAACAAGAAGCAATAAATAAGGTAAACAAAATCAGGAGTTATTATGTTAATCCGGCATGAAAAAATCTATCGTAAGAATCCCGAGGCTGATTCTGAACGATTAAAAAATATTGTTAAGGTAAATAAAGAGGCGTTAGCTAGAAACGAAAGAGTTCCCGTAATTCTTGGACATACACCTGGCAGCGGGCATACAGAGTTCCTCACACTTGATTGCGGAGATATCATTGATTTAGAGTGCGACGACGAGTTCATTTATGCCGATTTGGAATTAGATGATGCCCTAGAGGATGCTATTAAAAGGCATAGGGGTAAATCTATCGAGCTTTATAACGATGATCGCATTTTCCCTTTGAGTCTTCTGAGCCATAACCGCCCGGCTCTTGAATTAGAGGGTTTAAAAGTGGGTAAATTCGAAAGAGAGGGTGACAAACAAACATTTATATTAGAGGAAGAAATCATGCCAGAAGAAACAAAAGAAGTTGTTAAGAACGAATCCAACTTAGGATCGACGCAGGATTGGGGACACCCTGAACTTAGCCAGCAATCAATGGAAAATCTTTTTGCTGAGGTTTTGCTGCACAGTGATCTAGCTGCCGCTGTTAAGTCTCTGTTGGAAGAGGTATCCGCCATTAAACAAAAAAGCGAGCAACTAGATTGGCTCTTTGAGGAAGATGAATCAGAAGAGGAAATGGTTGCCGAAGATGCAGAAGTCGAAGCCGAAGAACATCCTGAACTTCCCAAAGATGAGATTGAGCAGATCGCAGAAGATCATGTCGCTGAGGGTAAGGGCGAGGAAATTGAAAAGAATGAAGGGGAAGTCGGCGAGAAAGCCCTACAGCCCCAGCCCGCAGAAAACAAGGCACCCGAACAGCCTAAAGAAGAGTTCGAGCGTGTTGCCGTACGTGAGCGTAAGCGTCTTGGCGAAAAGGACAAAGAAGGTAACGAGCCGGAAAAGGAATCTATGGCGATGGCTAGTGGGACTAATACGTTCATCGCTAATACTAAGGTAAAGAAACACGAGTATTCGGAACTAGAAGATGAGGTAGAGACTCAAAAAGGGCTGGTGCAGAAATACGCTCTTATCATAGAGAGTGAGTCTAAAGAAAAGAACGAGCTATTGAAGAAATATCAAATGCTTGAAAGGAAGAATAGTCTTCTAGAACTTAATAAAAAATATGAGTTCGACGTGGATGAGGAAATGTACCTAGTATCGGCTATGGATGATGTGCAATTTGATACACACAAGAAGATTATTGTAACTAGATATTCGTGTCCCCCCGTTAATAAGGCCGCCGTTAATGTCGCCGTTATCAATGACGATGCTGACGTAATTCCAGCCAGGGAAGTTGAACGCATTGCAAAATATGCGTTGGCTAACAAATGCTCATGGAACGAGGCGAAAGAGAGAATGAAGGGATAACCCGCCTAGATTATAGTTTTGGAAGTCTATAACCTAATAAAAGCCGTATGGGAAACTATACGGCTTTTTCTATTCCCTTAAATCTTTAAATTTTATCCCAACTTTTTCGGAGTTAGGTATATTTGTATGTATATGAATTATATGTTTAATTCAATAACAATATACAATTAAGAGGTTATTATGGTTTTCAATAGAGGAATCTCGTTTATCGTTGGTTCCAGTACCGTAGCCCCCTCTGTATTTGTTACACAGGTTGGCGTTAGTGCCTATTCAGTGCAGCAATGCGGAGCTAATGGAGTGCCGATTGGTATCTCTCAAGAGGGCACACGTTCGGCTCCTGACGATGAGAATGCTGGTAGCACGTATGCTGGCGCATACACAGGAACCGCTGGATATACCGGCGATCCGATTCAATGTTACACATTGGGAGATGTTTGCCTACTGACGCTCGGCACTACCGTTACTGTCGGAGCACAATTAGCTAGTGACGCCAATGGAAAGGGCGTTCTTGGAACAACTGGACAAAATCTTGGTGCAGAGGCTTTGGAAGCCGGTAATGCAGGGGATTTGATTCGGGTACAAGTTGTGCTTGGCAAAGTAACATAAGGGGTAAATATTATGGCTCTTAATTATTCTTATTCTGGTGGCTACAACACATTTATTCCAACGACTGACGCTACCGCAACAGGTGGTTTGATCGTTGAGTTTAGTCGTTCTCCTGATAAGTTCCATCTTAATAAATATACTCAACTCCAACAGGTTGAGGTGGAAGCTGGAAAATATTGGAGATTTGATGCAAACGCTATGGCCCGCACTTACACAAGTGATGGCAGCCAATTTATATGGGCCGATTCTGCTGATCGTCCAGCTCAAAATATGTGGGCTGGTTTTGAGCTTCCGGCTTATGTAACTCAGCGTCTTAACTTCGGCTTCTTGCTCGGCGATCTCGCAACTTACCATGCCAAAAAGGCTGGTGGAGTTGATTTGGTAGCTGTTAATAGCAAGGTGGTAGCTGGCGGGGCCATGCTCCAACGCACCCGCAAGGCTATTGCTAGACTAACTGACAGTAATGTCATTAGCACCGTCAGCGTCGCCGCTGGTGGAACTATCGGCAACTACACGGTTACCGCAGGACAGTACTGGGATCAGGGTTTCGACTCCACTGGTGCCGCTACCACAGCCGCTTATCTGCGGACTGGTATCACAGCCGTCTGTCGGAACATCGTTCAGCTAACTAACGCCATGATCCAGCCGAAAGATATCTGCATGATCTTAGGCCCCGATACCGCTTCGCAACTTGGTGCAAGTAATGAAATTACTGATCTAGTTAAGCAGAGCCCGTTCGCTATGGCTAACCTTGAGCGGGATCAGCAATTCGCTGCTTATGGATTACCCTCTCAGTTGTTCGGTGTCCAAGTCATCGTCGAAGACAGTTCGTATGTCTCCACTAAGCCAGGCAGCAATGCCCAGACTCGTGCCAACGTTGTTCCTTACGGAACAATTATTTTCGCAAGCCGTCCAGGTAGCATCGAAGGTTCTATTATGAGCTTCTCGACTTGCATGGGCTTCTTCCTTGAGGAAATGAGCGTCGAAGTATTTGACGAGCCACAGCACCGCAGGACTTCTGGCAACGTTGTCGATAATTATGACTACCAGATAACGGCACCGATTAGTGGTTTCCAAATTACGCACGCCGTAAGCGGAAGCTAATTAGTAATTAGAGGTTATTCAATCCCCCATAGCATAATGCTATGGGGGATTGGGAGTATATAAATGTCTTATGCATCTCCGTCCGACTTGTTGTTAAGGTTTGATAATAATTTACTAGGGATGCTCGTTAATGATAACTCAGTACAGCAAACCCCAACTCAATTATTAACTAACGCCCCCCTTCAAGCCGCACTAGATGACGCAAGTGGGGCTATCGAGAGTGCCTTATACACGGCATACAAGTACACAGCAAACGATTTACAAAATCTAACACATAATTCAGCTTCCTTACTGAAACGGATTACGTGTGATATTGCAATAGTATATTTGTGCCAACGTCGTGGGTATGACTATAAAGATAAATTTCCGATGTCGGAAACCAGTTTTGAAATATTACAAAAGCTTCGTTATGGCGAAAGAGTATTAGATTTCGCCGACAATGAGCAAGCCGGGCTGAGTGCCACAGATTATATTAGTACAGTCCAACTCGAACATGATGGTTTTGTAACGACTAATGCCAATTATTTTCCATCCTGCGGTTGCGGCTATGGTTTAACATATTAAAGAGAATAAATTATGACATCAACAGTAGAATTCCACACAAATGGACTGGCCCGCCTTCAGGTATTTAATCCCAAGCAATATCTTGGGTATAGTACCGACGGGGTTACTATCGAGCTCGATTTTAAAAGCACTGAAATCTTGACGGATGCCTGGGGGGATCAAATTCCAGAAGACGTCCAGAACATGGGACAAGAGGCAAGAGTGACTTGCGAACTTGTTAAATATGATACTAATGTGCTTGAGGCAGTAGAGAACAGGGTGCAGGGGGCATATGCGGAGTCAGAGGCAGTATTTGGCAAGTTCCCGAACGTGGCATCTGACGGTTCTAATCAAATAGGTTCGTTTATGAAACAGTGCGGAAGCGTCTATCCACTAGCTGTTGAGCGAGCCAACGACGACTGCGAAACATGGGAAGAAGGCCCCTTTTATTTCTATAATGCTTATTTAACTGGTGTGGATACTTTTAAAGTCGGCACCAGAGCGACGAGGCATACCTTGACTTGGCGGTGTTTGCCAAATTGTAGTGGTGTATTATTCACTACTAACAGTGGTGATGTATATGATCTGTTCGATACCTGTGCAGATCAGTTACCAGCTAGTTAATAAGACATAATAATGTTTTAGTTTCAAAGGGAATCATACGAAAGTGTGGCTCCCTTTTTTTATAATTATTCAAAGAATTACTAATATTAAGCAATCCCCTGCACCTATTTGTATATAGGAGAATAATTATGATCTGGAAACCAAGAGAACGCAAAATCTTCCGTTATTGGAATGGTGAGAGAAATATAGGTGTAGACCCCATAGAAGCGGATATGGCCCTGAAATCCGTTGATCTTGATTGGAAAGAAAGAATGTTAAGTCTTCAACTGGGCGAAAGTGACGCCATGACTGACATTGTGGAGGCGTGCAAAAAGGTATTTAAACTTAAAGAATATGATATTGACGCAGAGGGAAATGAGACTGGCTTAACTCCTGTAGATATTTTTGATCTACTCGCCGAGTTTATTAAGTGGAGGGAAGAGGTAGCAAATTTTTTCGAATCTTCTCCGACTTCTGTGCCTGCTACGGACTACCCTCAGGCAGAAACATTGACTACCGCACCTACTGCGGTTTAGTTTTGAATATGGATCGGCAAATCAAGAGGCAAGCCGTAGCTGTTATGGAGGGGGCGGGCAGTTTGTTTGAGAAGGATAAAACGAGTATTTTATTGTCATTATGTAAAAATAAGACAGAGGAAGAACGTTTGTTAAAAACTAATGATGAACGTATGGCGTCGGAGTTTCATAAAGCATCGATGAAACAAGGTAAAACGTTTGAGAAACAAATACCAAGATGACAAATTTAAGTGATCTAGAACGGGTATTAGAAAGAATCCACGAAAAACTCGGCGGCAATGCTCCGGAGAGGGCTGCTGCGTCGATGACACCCATCGCCAACAGGACTGCCTCTGATTCCGCCCCTACCGCAGGGAAGAAAGAAAAGGAATTAACTGCTGATGATTTAGCGAACGCCTTTGGCAAAGTTTTTAATAATATACCTGTATTAAAAGATATTGCTAAGCAGATTAGTTTTGTTAGAGAGGTTTTCAAGACATCGGGTGCCGCAGCAGCTACAAGGATGTCGCTTGATGGTGGGCTGAAATATGCACAGCGGCTAATTGCTGGGGAAACAGTCGTCCGGAAGGTTTCTGCTGTATCTAAATACACTAGCAAATTAAAGTCTCTTGATTATAAGACAATATTAGAGGCATTTCCAGGGCTTAATAAAGGAGTATTAAAAAACAGATTAGAAGACGCACACCATGAGACTGGGGAATCTATTGACGGTTCTAGATGGAATATATTTAAAGTACTTAGAGATAAAAAATCATTAGAAAGACTTTTCTGGCCAAGATTCTATGAAAAAGTTAATGAAGCGAAATACGATCCAGAGAGTAATAGGTGGCGGAACATACATACAGGAAAATTTCTACCCACCGCAACACCAGAAAACATTTCTAAATTAGCGAGAGCGGGCGGGCTGCCCCCAGAGCTATCTAAATTATTAGATGGGGCAATGAAGGGAGTGATGTTACGATATGGATTAGTCATCGGCGGTTTCGTGACAGGGGCAATCGCCGTCACCACCGCATTATTAAAATTAGGTAAAGCAGCCGTTGATGCCAATAGGGGGATTGCTGGATTTAGTGGTATGATGGCAATGTCATTTGCTATGAGCGATGTTCGGGATACCTTCCGTAATATAGCCAGTGCCAACGCTAGAGCAAGATCAACAGCAGGCTTTCTAAATGAGTTTAGTAATTTAAAAGACGCTTGGCGGCCTATTGCCGATGATATTAATAATATGATGGCGGAGGCTGGTGGTGCGGTATCTAAGTTTGCTACAAATCTAATTAAAGGTTTTGATAATTTACGTAAATATGGACATGTAGCAGAGCCAACAACGAAGGAAATTAAAGATTTAAACGAACTGATAATGTATCGTGACACTGGCGTTTATGATAAGGCAAGAGAGTTATACGAGACGCCTCCTAAGAGCTTATTTGATTTTTGGCGTCCGACACTTACTCAACTTCGGAAAGCTGACAAGATAATGAAGTCTGATCGTGCCGCTGCCGCAGCCTATCAGGATTTAGATTTGACTTTCGATGCACATGGTATTCCATTGCCATCAAGTAAAAATCAAGGAATAACCGCTAGTTTTAACGGCATTAATGACTTGACGGAAGCCGTCAGGGCAGCAACCGAAACTATTAAGGATTGGTATAATAAATATTCAGGCCCAGAAGGTACAGTTGCTATGGATGCAGGCGGGTTTATGGCTGGCGTAGTGGCTAGTAGCTCTTGGGGGCAAAAAAGTCCTGATTGGGCTCACATAAGAGCAGTATCGGATACTTACAAAAGGTTAGGTGAATGAGTTCAATTCTGCAATATAACGGTATTCAAATACCGTTTATTAAGACTGAAAAGTTTTCTCAGGAGTCTGTATGGAGTACAGATGGCGTTGATCTGTTATACACCCATATCACTATTGGTATCAGTGGGGTGTTACATAAATGTTTTCTGGGTATTGAACCAGGGGATTGGGTGGAACAAAACCGCCCTGCTCTTTTACAAAGGGGCGGACAACTTTACTTTATATTAAATGGGCAGCAAGTGTTCCCTCCGCCTAATATATGCTCTCCCAACACGTCTGAGCCTACGGGTAATGAGTTAGTGGCTAGTCCCAATTACGAAAACCCATCCAAAATTGCGACATCGTGCGGAAGCCATACGCCTCAATACTCATCCTACGACTCTAAGCTTGGCCCTAAGCCCGTTCTGTTAGACATCCGACAGATTCAGGGCGGATCATTAACTATCTATTACGAGATAGAGACATGGCTGCCATACTGCTGTGCTAATTGCGGAGCGCAATCAGAGATAGTTCCATTAGTATTATCTAATAGATGGGAATCTACCATCGAGATTGATAAGGATTATTTCTACACCAGAACAACGAATGGAGTATTGGTAATTAATGGGCAATATAGTGATAAGGAGGCATTGGTATTATCTACGTTAAGTGCCGGAACGCAAATCATACTTCCTCAAATTCCCAATAACTGGAAACGAGAGTCGGTAAGGTTTGTCCGTTCTTCTGATGGATTAACTGTTAATTGGACTATTGTTGATAGGCAACAATACGTAGCAATGCCTCGTCCCTGTGCTGTTATTGATGCGTCCTACACAGAAATATCACCAGCTAATATGGGAGAAAATACTCCAGGACTTGCATTATTAAATATGCAACAATTAAATATGCAGGTGACGGTGGCTGGAGAACCAAGCTATGACTATTTAGGCGATCCTGATTTTAAAACGCCAATGCCTATCGTCAAGGGTGTAGATGGGCTGAAGATGTATCTAATGCAAGTAATGTTTTCGATAGTATTTTCTAGGATACAGTTTCCATTTATTCAAACTAACAATGGTAATGGAACACCAAATGAATGGGCAGATAATTGTTTCATAACAAAGTTCGAACTTAAAGAAGATGTTATGAAGCCTATCGTTGGCTGCAACGTAACGGCGTTTCGTTCTCGTCCATTAAGTAGCAATAGTTTGGCTCCTGTTAAATGGAAGGATAATGTTTTCGCCTTAACTAGTGTAGGGCAACCTATCAAGCTTCCTGACATTATAAATCAAGTATCAAGACAGCCGACGACTTTATCTAATTACGCTCAATACTTATTAATACAGACTATCGCCTCTTCTTATCCTTGCTACAACGCAGAACTGATTGCTGTAGAGGGCGGGGAACCAAACATTATTCCATATAATACTAATGTTTATTCAACAATGTTAACCACCGCTACCCTGGATAGTGCTGGTTCCAACACAGGACAAAATAATTATTCCGTTAATTTTAGTCAAGCCAACTATCAATTCCCATTCACCGAGTATAGTGGGGATGTAAATTATGTAACCGACAACCACTACATAGTGTCGCCTATTATGTATGATATAAATCAAGCAACTGATAATAGTGTTGAGTTCTCGCAGTCCGCCCCACCAACTTCTCGGAAGCTTGTGCATTGGAAAGCCAGCAGGATGGGTTCTTGGCCAAAGGCTCCGTCGCCAACATCACTTGATCTGTATGGTGATAGTAGCTCCCGAGACAAAGTACTAAATTATCAAATTGGGCTAGCGGAAACTGAATTATTACATGATGGGTTGAGTTATCACTATGTAATAAATGGTGTAACTGAAATTGGGCTTGCACGAAGATTGCAGTGGGATGTCCCCACTGGGACAATCTCTACTATCGTCAACCCAGTTATTGCGTCAAGTGTTTGGGGTGATCAATACTCTACTTATCCTTGTAGCTTGTTTGTTGATGGTATCCTCGATGCAGGGCCTTCACCTGGGAATTCTTAACATATGAATGAATCAGATCGTAACGAGATAAATCAAATTCTTAGGAAATATGCCTGTCAAAAAGAGGCACAGGTGATCGTCGATCACACGTTCTCGACAGGCAGAATTAATAAAAGAGAATTGAAGAATGATGGATATAGCGATAATAGAATTCGCATGGTAGTCGATCATTTATCCATCCTCCTCAAAGACTTCGATCCGAAAGAGAATAAATAATGCCGAACACAAGCGGTAGCCTAACAGGTTTCTTTCTTGCATTAAGAGAGTCTATTATCAATGCTGGCGTATTACCAGAGCTAGCCGTGCAAATCACGGAAGTCGAGAACTATTTGCAATACTCGACTGGGCAATATGCTATTATAGTGATGCCTGGAGCCCTAGTACCAATATGGCAAGATGGGTGTGCGGAGCCGGAAACGGTGTTTAGCGGCGATATGACATTTAGAATAGTAGCCCAAACAGCATTGGACTCGCCTTTTACGGACGTAATAGCCCTGGCTGATGGCACGACAAGTTTGCCGGGTACGACTATTGGGCTCTATATGCTGTTGGAGTCTTTGTTGGATGTAGTAAGATTTTGGCAGGCTTGCGATGAAGCAGGAAATAATTTCTTGATAGAGCCGATGCACGTATTATCAGGCGTGCCACGCCCCGCAAGAGATGAGAAGCATCCTCAGTATATGTACTTAGATTTAGCTTGCGAGTATAAGATTTGTATAACTCAGAGTATTAAATGAATAGCGGCGTTTATCAAATACGAAATTTAACCAACAACAAGAAATACTATGGGAGTACTGTAAATATATATAGAAGGAAAAACGAACACTTCAATCGTTTAAGAAGAGAGAGAATTCAAAATGACATCTCCTAATTTTCAATTAACGTTCAACGGATACCCTTCTCTCTTACCCACTCCCGAGTTGCAAAGTTGGATCGAGAAGAACGATTCGTTAAAAGATTTTCAAATCCAACTTCCTGCAAGGAATCGTCCAGGTGCCGCCACCGATTTAACTAGCAATCTATTTGTTCGTGATCTACCGCCTATAGAGTTGAATAAGTTGTATTACCCTAGTTCGGGCGTGATGCAGTGGAGTTATGTTTTTTTGCTTTATAATGGTTCTGATTTAGAATCTATTAAATTAAATCCAACAGGGGACTTAATACTACAATCTACCAATTCCAACGCATTGACTTTTTCTAGTTTCACTTTGGCGGCGTCTATTCCCCTCATGCAATTCGGAACAGGGGCAAGTGGAGGCAATACGGGCGAAACGACATCGGTTACGGATGATGACACCACCCTACATTTGCTATGGTTTTGCGACGATAGATATTGGCTAGCCAATTTTACAGGGAGGGCGACTGACGGATTATCAGATGACGATACTTGGGACGATGTAATAAATTATTGCTTAGACACATTAGGTATTACAGCGACGATTCCCGACATAGACGATAGGTTTGGAGTTCCTAGCCAATACAGTGATGTGCAAGAAATAGGTGAATACAATGCTGCGGTGATGTTAGATGCCGCTCTTAATAATTGTGGGTTGTTAATAGTTCGTGATGAGGATGGTTCTTACAATATAATAACGAGAATAGACGCCAACACAATAGAGACTGCCACCACCAACGAGGGATATACATTACGTGCGGGTGGAAACTGGTTCAGAAATAATATATCAGGCACCACATCTTATTTAGGTACAATTCCAAATTACGTAACGTGTTATTATCCTGTATGGGATGAGCAGAGCAACGAAGATGATGGCGGGGGCTCCGGGTTTGGCCCTCCACCTACGGGGTGGTTTTCGGAAGCATATTGGGCTTACCAATATGATGATCCTGGATTCAATCATATCAGGAGTCCTCTTAACAGCGTTGATTATTATCTGGTTCAGGTGGCAAAATCGCAAGTATTTACTGATTTGGACTTAACGGCCCCGTCGGGCGGCAACGGGCAGAAAATGTTCAGGTGCTCAGCAAGAGCCTATGGTGATCCGCCTTGCAATTCCGATGCTCTGGCTAAATTGACATTAGCTATCGCTGGTGATTATTATTTGAAAAAGATATGGAGTTTAACCCAAGAGGTATGGAATAATTTCGTACCCACTAGTGGTTCAGGACTTTATACATATATATATTATTATGCGAATGATTGCTGGACGAAGATAGTCGGCGATCCGAGTAATCTTGAAAACGAACAACAGATGCAGGATGTGGGTGGGTGCAGCAGTTCAGGATCGTCTAGCGGAAGTTCGGGATCATCAGGATCATCCGGATCGTCGGGACAATCTAGTAAGAGTTCCGGATCGTCGGGGGCATCCTCAGGCAGTAGTGGCACCAGTAGCACCAGTAGCGGCAGCAGTTCTTCCGGTTGTCCTTATAATAATTTACCTATATGTGATTTTCCGCCATACATTGTCGGAGTCGATGAATATGGGTGCCTGTGCCGAGTCCCAGCATCTAGTGCGTCGGGCGTGGAGATTTTGCTCTAATGCCAATTATGTTAAAGAACGGCAAGGTAATAATCGGCAAAAGGGGAGTTGTGAATAAGGAAGAACCAGCTACAAAAGAATTGTCTTTTCGGGACGTAAGAAACAAATTAAAAGATAACGAGTTCGTGAGTAAGCTTCCGGCAGAATTACAAGAGAGAGTTAAGTCATTATTCTTGGGTTGTAACTGTAATATTACAACTCGTATTAAAGAATTATTACCAGAATTGAAGGGGTACTTATAATGTCATCAATCGGGCATGGCACCGTAGAATCGTGGCTAAATATAACAGATAATTTAGGTTGGGTGCCAGATCACTCTTGGCCGAAGGGTTGCCGTACGCACAGCAATCACGAAAGCTCGGACGTGCAGAGAATCGGACTCGTGACGATGGAGGAAGGCGAGTTAGGGCTGTGGATCAAATTCTGGGATGGCAAAACTATTGTCTATCACTTTGAGG